CACAAACAGCTTGACGATATAATTGTTGTCGTCATACATTACCTTTACTTCCATATCATCAGCAAAGAGAGCTTTGATCTCATTTACAAAAGTAATCCATGGAGGGGACAGTTTAGTGTTTTCCATGTTGATTCCTCTTTCTTTCTTTCGGATGATTTGCATAATATTCAATCATAACAGATCACCTCATTGATTAAAAAAATCAATCCCAACAAACGATATTGGCAATATATGCTCGGTTTTTCTTATTATCTTCAAAGCCAATGTCTTTTAAACAAACACCGCGGTAATCATCAAATGCTTTTTCATACCGTTCTGTATATGCTTCAAGCTCTTTACTAAATGGATCTAATTTGAAAGATTTCCAACCTTGCATTTCAATATCATTCATTTTCTTAAACGCTTTACGATTTGCTTCTGTTTTACTTTCTCCAGTATAAATATTACCACTCTTTTTTACAATTCTTCTGGAGATTTCATCTGCAAGTTCTAGTCCAACTGGATCATCTAAGTCTTCAAAAAGACTTTTACACATTCTTTCAAGTACTTTTTCTTCATACGCTTCTTTTTTCTTTTTATCTTTTGTAGTTTTGTTTGGCATTGATGCGTGTTTATCTAATAATTTTATGGCCATTTGCTTCGAACGAGAACTGTCTTTTGGTTTTTTCTCCGGTTTCTTTCGAACACCCCACTTCATTCCTTTAACGCCATAATGCGCAAGGAAATCCTCAGTAGGTGTAGAAGCAACACCATAATATTCACTCATAATGAATCACCTCATCAGTCAAATGCTTCGCGGTTGATCTTGTATGCGACAAGCGCGTCCATCATAGCAGCAACGCTGTCGATTTTCTGATCATTCCGCTTCTTATACAATTTTCGATTTCCATTGGAATCTTCAATGGTAATTGCATTACCCATTGTAAAGGTCATCATCTGCTGATCAAAAATCAACGCTCGCTCTTCAGAAAGTTTCTTCAACTCTCCAAGAGGAACACTTTCCGTCCTCGCACCCTGTATAACTTTTACAATTCCGAATGGTCCATTCTCACTTCCCCAGCGTGCAATAAAGTCCTTTGCATTGTATGGGTCGTACCCGACGCACCGGACATCATACTTGCACTGGGCAATATAATTGTCCAGGTCATCATAAACATCCATCATATCGAGAATTGTTCCATCCAGTACGCGAAGGCTGTCCTCCTGAATAAACTCATCATACTTATTCCTGGTTGCCTGAGGAAGGTTCACAAAGGTGGAAGCTGATATATAGCATCTTGTCTTAACACCAAAACTTCCATCTCCGAGAGGAAACAGGAAAGTAAATGCGCAGAAGTCGTCTCCGCGGGAAAGGTCAATCCCCATTGAGCATGGCATTTCCCAGAAATCCCTGTGACTGTGGGGAAGCGTTTCATGATAAGTAAAGAAATAGGTATAACCCTCAAGCGGAATACCAAATCTTTTTGCCAGAATATCATTCCTTGCAGAAGGCGCTTTCTCAGCTCTTTCCACATCCAGCTGATAAGCTTCATAGCTGACAGTTTTTCCAAGATTCGGATTCGCTTTTACCCACATGCTGGGATCATTTACTTCCTTGATATCGTCAAGCTTGTAATACCAGATACTTACATGCGGGTTATAGTATTCTCCCTTAAGAATGCTGAGCAGTTCCATTTTGATATTATCACCGCTGGCGTTTCGGACTGTTCCCTCGGAACTGGTCGCCAGAATAAAGTAATCATCAAGTTTGGAAGCACCCTGCTCAATGGCTCCGATGACGTCTTCGCGAATATCTCCCGACAGCCATTCGTCAACGGTTGCCACCTTAGGTCGCAGGCCCTGCAGTTTATCGATTGTCATTGGCCGTGGTTCGATAATGGAGCCATTGATAAAATTCTGTATTCCGAGTTTCGTGGAAGCCAGTTTTACGCGGTTTACTTTTGATCCTGTCGTATTCTGTATGCTTCCTTCTGTCAGGAATTTAAACAAGGGGCCTCTTGCACGTACAATTGCTGTACGGATTGGCCCCAATGTTTCATCAGATTGTCGGATTGTCGGCGCCGTAACAATCTGGTCTGTTGTTTCAGGATATATGTTAAGGAAGTAGCTCTGAATACAACTGGCATAAATGCTCTTTGCGGCACCGCGCCCGACGATTAGAAATTGTTTTGTGATAAGACGTTTCTTAATTGTGCGAACTTCATAATGAACCGAATGTCCATCGGGGCTCACAATAGGAACGCTCTTCTCTACAAAATAATACCATCCAAAAACTTCCTCAGCCCAAAGCTTGAATGAATCCAGCAGTTTCAAATCGCTGCCGTCCGTAAGACACATTTCTCCTTCGCAGAAGGCAATAAATGCTTCCACTGGCTGAGGATCATAATATACACCTGGATTATCAATCAATTCCTGAATACGGTACATCTCCATGGAGATTTCTTTGCATACAGGAATTTCACCTCGTAAAACCAGGTCACGAAACTGTGCAAAATACTTTGGCGTGGCTGTATTGCTAAGATACAGCATTAATGATTCCTGTTACTATTCTTATTCTTGTTCTTGTTTCTATTATTTTGATTATTATTTCCTGACATGCTTCGATAACGGCGCCATTCATCATACGAAAGATGCTGTCTTTCTGGACGCTGTGCACCATATTGGTTAATTAATAGATCAGGCCCCGTAGAATGCGCTCTTATCCTATTATTTAAACTTGTTGCACGGTTATTTAATTCTGTGAGTTCTCTATTATAATCATCAGAATTAATTCTATTATTTACTCTTTGTAAAGCAAGCTCTCTGGACTCCCGTTCAAGATTGGCTCTTTGAGTATCAATCTGTTCAGTTTCCCTATTCCATGCATCTAAGCGACGCGCATTTTCTTCCTCAATATGCTGTTGCTCACGATTCCAATTTCTAAGTAGTTCCTGATGTTCAGAATCATTAGCATCCTCAATTTGCATATTATGCTCATAAGCTTGTCGATTAGCTTCTCTTTCTCTTCCTTCATGTTGCTGAAGTGCATATTGAAGTCTCTGATTATCTGTTGCCATTTCTCTTCTATTTCTATTTAATTCAATATTAGTTTCTTCATTTATTCTTCCACGAAGGCCTCTTCTCATTTTATTAAACTCTTTTAAAGCTTCTTTATATTCATTACTGTTTGACCCTTGTTCTTCTTTAATTCTATTTAAGTTATTCCTTGCTTCTTCTATTCTTGCATTTTCCCTTTCTCTAATCTGATTTCGAGTCTGATGTATTATATCAGTACGAATTTGCTCATTGGATCTTACATCGCCATAATCATCAGCAAGACGATCACGTATACGATCTTCTATTGCGCGTGCACGCTCGCGTTCATGATTTGCATTCTCCATATTTTGAAGATTTCTGGCCGCATCAGAAGTTCGAATAAGATTAAGATTCCTCTTAATCATGCCTTGACCATTCTTAAGAGACTGTTCATAGACCTGCGCCTTGAAATCCTGTCTCATTTCTCTGTGAGAACGCTTATTTCTTATACGGGTTGCATCATGCTCTCGATGTGCTTCGTTCCTGTTTTGTCTGTTAAGGGCCATCTTATTTCCAAGACGATTCTGAACCTTTGCTACAGCGATCTCTTTCATTCCGGCTGCTGTTCCCTGGGTAATGCCCTGCAGCATACCTTCCTGAAGAGCTTCTTTAGCACGAAGCCGGAATTTTGGTTTCTCACGGCCGCCAACATTCCGCGCCTGATTTTCAAATGCAAGACGATCCTGTATACGCCCGATCTGTTCTTCAGACAGTTTGCCGTACTTCAATCTTCCTTCGCGGGCAAGCTGTGTATACTTTTCCATCTTTGGTTCATTCTTTTCATACTTACGGTTCAGCTTCGCTTCACGTTCTTCAGCTTTCAACTGATTCTTATACTGAAGATCTATACTCTTATCATAGCGCTTGGCTTCATCCGCCTGACTCCATTTCTCAAGTATAGCATTTCGTTTATTTACATCCTTGACAGCTTTGCTGTAATTGGATGGCTTTCCGGTTTTCTTCTGGATCGCTTTCGGTTTATTTACTGAAGCGGTAAATTTCTTGGTGTTAGTGTCATCCATTGCTTTTTCAGACTTGTATAGTTTTTCAACAGACTTAATCCTCTGCTGGCTCTTTTTCAGAGCATTATCATATTTATTCTGCTGTTTCGAAAGTTTACTAATTGCCCTCTGCATAGCATCACCGTTTGATTTTACAGCCCGGATAGAAGTCCCCTTAGTAGTAGAAACTTTAGCTGCTTTCTGAACCCTGGACGCTTTATTCTGGGCAAGCTTCTTTGCAGCATTTTTGAAACTTTGACTTTTAGGTAAAAGATCTTCTCCGAACAGATGTTCGCCCCACTTCATTCCCTTTACGCCGTAGTGGAACAACTCTCTCGGATCGTCTGTAACAGCATAATATTTCATGTTGCATCAGTCTCTCCTGTATTTTTGGTATTTTGTTCCGCCTGGACGTTCAGACGCCATTCAAGTTCTGCAATGCTTGACTTATATGCATCTGCCACTACGGAAGAGGCGGGTGGATCAAAAATCATTCGCACCTTCAGATAGACTAAAGTTTTAACTGTCTCAATTAAAGTTTTGTCATTGGAGAAATCCGTCCATACAGTGTCTGCATCAGAAATCGAGAACCCTTCATCAGGCCCGATGCCAAGCTGATGCAAAATCATAAACTCATTGTTAATCAGCATTCCTATATCTGTATCAAAAGACTGATCTGCCTCGTCAACATTCAATAATTTTTTAATACTTATAAGAATGCTTTGATCATTGATAAGACCCATAAAGCAGATTCCTCCTTTCTTTCAGAATTATTTTGACAAAGACGCAAGGCCTTGGTTCTGACTTAAAGAACACCGCTGCATTTGTCATAAAAGCTCAGCTAACATTTGCATTCTCATCTTTATGTAATACAAATTATCAGGTTTACTTCCATGGACACATGTCATTCGGTGTTCTCTCAGTTGGTAACTGTGGCAACAAACTTGCATCTCCAAAATGTATAGCATCATGCGTGCGTTTGCTTACACATACTAAATATTCAGGATTAAGAATCCAGTCAGGAACGTTAATAAGATCATCTGGTTTCATCGGATTCATATGATGAACAAAGACATTGCCCTGAAGCTCGTAGCCTTCCATAGCAAGATCTCGTCCTTCATCACGGATAATTACATCTCTCCGTATTCGTTTCCATTCAGGAGAACGATAAAACTTCTGATTCAGATAACGGTCGAATCCAAATGTATCCTGTCCGACAACTCCGCCGAGTCTCAAGTACTCATAACGTTCTTTAAACGTCGGTAATTGGATAAGATCTGTATAGCATCTTGTCATGTCGGCTCTCCATAAGGATTAACTTTCCATGCAGTTGAATTCATTAATTCCTCGGATGGCTCTTCATCCCAGCATCTATAAAATAATCCATAATCAGGGCAATCCGCTTCGTCACATTCATTAAGGAGCAGATAGCATTTATGTTTTACTCCTATGAAATCTGTTCCATCAAACTTCAAAGGACGAACAATACCTGTTGCACGAACTTCTTCATGAATAATTTTACCATCTTTAGCAGCTTTAAGAATCTCCTTATAATTCATAACATGCGGCATTATAAATTCCTCCTGATAATCTTATAAACCACATTATTATTTGTGTGATTTGATACTGAATACACCTTTTGGATTCTTTACATGTTTTGCCAGATCGCTCATCCGCTTTTCAATTACAGTCTTTCTGGAAATGGAAACGTTAGGCTTTCTGACTTCTTCATAAAGCGGTGTTTTTATTTCTTTTGCTTTAATACTCGAAGGCGTATGGAACTGAAGTTCAAACTGTTCACCATTAGCATTTGAATATATACTTGTAATCTGTTTGTGCTTTGCAGTTCCTTTACGATATTTATCAAAATAATTTCTGCACCGCGTTTCTATATAGCCTTGGTTTTCAAGATCCTTTTTAATGGACTCATACCCTGAAACAAAATGATCATCATCAAACACTGCTGTATAACGAACTGCATCTTTGATATTCTTTGCAGCCTGAACAGCACTGATGTTATTTTGTTTAGCATCTGCTGCAATTTTCCGCTGTAAAGACTCTTTTGTTTTCAGACGGTTCTTCAGTCCATACGTTTTTCCTCCGGATTTCTTAATGCTTCGAACAATGTCCTTTGTAATCTTCGGCTCTGATGCAGAAGCATTTTTATAAAGTTTATCTGCAAGACCCGTTGAGGAATGTATGTAACGTTTCTTTCCGGCAGCCGTTCGCTTTGAACTGCCTTTCTCCTGAAACCTTCTAACACCCCACTTCATACCGGGTATGCCATAGTGCATCAGGTAATCTTTATTCATAAATGTCACCTCAATACTCTGTATCGGAGTGAGGAGTATAGGTACGGATCGCTTCAATGACCTGAGAATAAAGATCATTGCGCTCCCGTTCAGATTTAATGGCTTCTGTCTTTGCTTCAAGCAGCTTTATCTCTTCCTGAAGCTTCTTTCTTTCCTGTTTCTCTTTCATAGAACCAAGTTTAAGGTAATGAACGATCACCTGACTTGATGCTGTGCCGTTTCTTAGCTGTTCTTCAGCCAGATTAATAGCATAAGCAATCATCTGATCCTCTCGTCCCTCCGGAGTAATTGCCGGAGTCTGCCTTTCCATGGTTCCTTCGACAACTTTTGCCTTAGTTTTCATAAAGTCGCATCTCCTTTGGGAAAGCATCATGGATGAATGTATATAGTTCTGTTCTCTTTCAGGAAACTTTCAGCAAAGATTCCGGGACTTTTTGGATAGGCGATAAGGTAACTTGTCAGGAGGTATTGCCCTATGGAACACTGCTATACAAACTGTTCCGGAATCCTTGCGGAAAATTTCCCAAAAGAAGGGGAGCACACACTACATGCACTCCCCGGGATACCAAATTGTTCTGTCAAAATATCCCCCCGGAGATTTTTTAGAG